CCCCGCCCATCGACTCCCGTTCAGCCGCGGATGTGGCTTGTCTTGTCTTGGGAGCCGATGCAGGGGCTTCCTCGTGCACTTGGAACTTGTGATGGAAAATCTGGGAGGTCTGCAAGCCCTGCTGATCGGGCGCGCTCGGGCGAATCCCGGCGAGCGCCTGCTCGCTCAACTTCGCTTTTTGCTCGTCATCCCATTTGGAGCGAAGCTTCTTTTCAAGTTCGCCGTCGTGGAAATCCTGTCTTAACTTCGCTACGTCATACTTCTCTTCCCAAAGGGCTTTTAAGCTGATCGGCCGGCCCGCACGGCTGCGCCGGTCCGCTTCACTCAACAGTTCCTGCTGGTCCTTGGCGCTCATGCGCTTGCCGGTCAATTCGCGATGCTCGTCACGGATGTCGCTCCAAACGATATCCAGCTGCGCCATGCCGCCAAGCTCGGGAACGAGCTTCTGCGTCAAGTAGTCGCCAATCTCTTTCTTGAACGCCGCCAGCTTAGAGTCAATGTCTGTCGACGTGTCCACAGGCTTGCCTCGTTGTTGTGTCTGTATCAGATCTTGATATTGAGGTACGTCATCGTCAGAGAGTTGATATGTCTCCTTGATGTGCTTCATTCGTGCGTACGCTCCTGACAAGCTTTCTTTGTGTTGCGCGAGGTCTTTCAGTACTTGTTGTTTCTGAAGTTCTGCGTCTTGCAGCAGTTGCTGGTATTGAGCGATCTGACCTTCGTAGGCTCGCTTTTGATCGTCAAAACCTCCTCGCTCCTGAGAAAGCGCCTGGGTCTTCTGCGTGTAATCGCGATTGCGCATGAAGCCGGCCAGGAAATCCGTAGCGGCCTTCTCGTTGGCGAGAAGCTTCTGTTCCGCTAGCGCATACAGTTCTCCGTCGCCGCCTAAAGCTTCGCGGAGCGTGTCCCGAAGGACTTGTGGATCAACAGGCATGTTTTCCCCTGTGCTTGTCAGTCGTCGGATGACGGTTGCTGACCTAGACGGGCTGAACTTGCTCTAACTCTTATCCGCCGATGGCGGGAGCTATAGGTTCAGCCTGCCCTGGACTCGTTAACACTTGCCGTAACGCGGCTCGGAGTCCGGTCCCGGCAGTCCTCAAACCGTCCACAGCGGCCCGCAACGATGGCGCGGCGGCGGGGAATTGACGGGCCATATCTGTGACCATGGTCTCCGTCTTCATGACGGTTTGTACTGCCTGACCTAACATGGCGCTCATTCCGCCGCCTTCCTGCGCCCCGGTCTGGGGCTGGTCGGTGGCAGGACTCTCGGGAGGTGGCCCCGCTAATTGCGCCGGTCCTGGTCCGGGTTGTCCCCCGGCCGGTCCGGCTGCTGGGGGCGCCTGGTCCGGTGAGTTGAGTCCTCGGAAAGCGGGTGATCCCATGCTTTTTTCATCCTGGCCGATTGGTTACGGGCTAGATGATTTCCCTGTTTAGGGGCCGCGATGACCCATAGCGGCCCCAAAGATCAGCGCGACTAGCGCCGCTTGTGCCGTCCGCCTCTGCGGCGGCGGGCCTGAGATTCCTCGCGTAGATTCATCTCAATCCTCCTTTACCGGAACTTACTTCGCAATCAGAATATCACTAACGCCCCTTACGTTGTCTAGTCCCTTTGCCTTCTTTTCTGCGTTCACTCAGCATAATTGCGATTGCTTGGCGGCGGGATTTGACTTTTGGCCCATGTTTCGAGCCAGACCGGAGCTTTCCATGTTTCCACTCATGCATTACTTCGCTGGATGGCATTATCCGCTCCTTTTGCTTTCGCGAACAATGGGGCGCACGCCGCCTTTATTCTCCATCGTCGGCGGTTGAGCCGCGGTTGGCGGTCGCCCGCGCCGCTGCTGTCCCTGCGGCTGTCCGCCCCCCATCGCCTGCTGGATCTCCTGCTGAATGTTCATCCAAGCGACCCATTTCTCGAAGATCGTCTGCGCTTTTCTGGTTCCGCCGGTTTCCATGTCTGGGATATTCGGTATCTCCCCAAAGTTGCGGATATCAAACAAATCCGCTAACGTCCACGGGTCTAATGGGAATCCTCTTGACTGTAGTTGTATGTAAAACAACTTGCGTGACATGCTATTGAACTCATGCAAGCTGTATGGCAGAACTGTGAACTGGAAGTTATCCTTGTGCCATCTGGCTCTTTCAAATTGCGGGACCGCCTCACCTTTGGCGAACATCGCCTCCCAGATCTCGGGCGCTCCGAAACGGCGGCGCTGCTCGGGAGTGTTCATCTGAGGCCCGCCCGCATCCCGCCAGGCGGTCTCGTCGTTGTACGGAATCAGGGTTCCCGGCTGATAATCGAAATCTTCCTGTGATATTCCGTCTTCCCCGATGAGTTGCATTCGCCTGCCTGCGGTATAGAATTGGAAGAAATTCGATTTCCAGAACTCTCCGAGGTTGCGGATCGCTTCCTCCATGTTTCTGGACTGATCTTTGATCAATGGCCCGAGTTGTTCCATCAGTTTTTCCAGGCTATCTCCTGACGGCAACTGGCGAGCGCGTGCCATGCTGGTTGCATCTGCTACGCCCATTTGATCCTTCATCATCTGCTGGAGCATCGTCTGTGCTTGTAGATAATGTGGTGGATATTCATACCATTGATATGGGAGCAAAGGTCCCATTTGCTGTGCGAGTGGAACCAACGAGAGATCCAGGCCAACCACTTGATTGGGAATTCTGGTATTTATGGTTTGCGCAAGCGCGCTCGCTTGCGAGTTCCGATCAAAAGCGCGAGGAGGACTGAGGCGTGCATTCATGGAATCGACCATTCCGCGCCACATCTCCATCGAAGCTCTCTCAAGCGACTGCCCATATCGCGTTATGGGGAATCCTAAAAAGTTCCAGGCCCAGTCGTCGGAGCGGAACTGCGCGATGGGAACTTTTCCGTGCCAGTACGGGGATGCCTGACATTCCGGGTCCGGGTTCACCACTACGCCCAGCATGTCCGTCCCCACCGCGATAATCAATCGGCGGTTGGGGTAGAGCAGGCAATCCTCTGGCTTCGCGTCCTTATATTTGTTGTTGCCCAGGTCGATGCGTTGTCCTATGAACGGGACTTCGTAGCTCCAGCTGGTCCCGTACAGACCATCGGGGCCGCGCATCTTGATCGGCTCTCCGGTGTCGTTGACGCTGGTGTCATCGACATAAATGTAATAAACCTCTACCATCGCCCACGGGGCAGGTTCGTGTTCCCATCTCGCGCCTTGTCCAAATCGTTTGAGCACCGCAGTTGCAAACTTAACGGCTTGACTAATAACCGTGCCATGTCCTGCTTTGGCATCTCGCGCGGGCTTGATTTCGTCCACGTATAGCGGAAATAAACGCCACGCTTCGTGTACTGGTGTTTCCACACGCAATGCCACCGCGTAGGCTTTTTGCAGATCGTGCTGCCTGCCCATGCCAACGGGTAACACGTCCAATGGCCCGTACGCATCCCAGACGATATCTCCACGGCCCCTGTAATAATAATCCGGGTCATACCTCGTCCCAATGTATCCGGTGCCCGCGCAACAGGCCCATTGCCACGCCTTGCGCAGCCTCCGGTCCGCGAACGTCATGCTCTGCCATGACATGAAGCATCTGTTCAATATCTCTTCCTGCCTCTTGAACTCCTCGATGTTGCTCTTGAACGATGGAATGATCCTGATGTTCGTCTGAGAAGCGATGATCTCTTTCGTGTTTCGGACAGTCTGATCCGTCCTCATCTTACTCAACAATCCGATGGGGGTCGCCATCGGCTCCCCGTTGACCAGATCGAGGCCGTCCTGGATGAAGGGATAGGCAGGCTGAAGCCGAAGGTACGAGCGCCCGTCCGATACGATATCCTTAGCCCATGCGAGGAGCGTGGCAGGAGTACATGGCTCTCGGTTGTCCGCCTCGCCATCCTTGGAGTCAAAGGGTCGCGGACATAGGTACGCTGAATCTCGTTCCGGCATCAGCGCCTAATCCATTCGAGTTCCAGGAATACGCCGACCAGGATGATAATGATCTCAATCCAGCGGTTGATCCAGTCCCTGCTCATAAAAACGACCTCCTATTTGTGGGTTTCGCGCCACTTCGTTTTTTCACTCGCGTAGGAAGTTCGATTACTGCGATCGAAGGAAATTACGTTGATGTTAAAATTCGGCTCGCGGCTCTGATTCGATCGCTTTTTCGCCTTCCTCGCGTCCGCCCATTCCCGCGCGGAGCGAAACAACGCTTCGGCCCTGGCATTCCCCCGTATAAGGGCCTCAATATTACTCCGTCGGGCGCGAGTGGCTTCGTCAAGCGCCTGATAGTTCAAAGCTCGCATGGCTTCGGACTTACCCCGCTCGATGCGGTTCACGTCGTTCACCAACCGATCCGCCTGACGGAGATCGGTGATCTCAATTTTGTGGTACCCATCGGGAACCGTCTCGTTGCCCTCACCGGGGAACGAGTACTTGTCAGGCTCG